GCACACACCCCACCTGAAGCTGCTAAGAAGCACTCAGATGATATGCAAAAGAAGGGTGATGATAAGCCATCCGCTCCAGCAGTAAATCCAATGGGTAAGATGGAAATGGCAGCAACAGATGCATCAGATCCACATAAGCGTGCAGTAAACCCAGCAGAACCAAGAATGGAAATGGGTTACGGAGAAGAAGGTGAAGGCGAAGAAGAACTCGACCTTGAAGCAATCCTTCGTGAATTAGAAGCCCAAGATGAGAAGGACAAGGAACAAAAGCATGAAATGGCATCTAAGATGGAATCGCTTCAAAAAGAACTTGCAGAATATCGTAAGGTAGTAGAAGTCCTACGAGGCAAGCTTAACGAAGTAAATCTTCTAAACGCAAAACTCCTTTATACCAACAAAATCTTCCGTAAGGAAGGTTTGACCAACGAACAAAAGGTCAGTATCCTCGAATCATTCGACAGAGCAATCAATGTTCGTGAAGTCAAGATGGTATACACAACATTAGCAGAAACAATGACTGTAACTGCTAAGAGTGGAAAGGGTCGCACCTCATCAAGTAAGGTTGTAACTGAAGGTTTGGCATCAAAGCCAACCCCAAGTACAGCACCAAAGAAGGAAATTTTAGAAGAAAATACAGTCGCAAAGCGTCTACAACAACTCGCAGGCATTCTATAACTTTTAGGAGATAAATCATATGTCAGGTGTATCAGAATTTATCAACGAAGCCGGTTCAGCACACCGTTTAGTAGTTGAAAAGACCCGCCAATTGGCAGGTAAGTGGGAAAAGTCAGGACTTCTCGAAGGCTTAACTGGCCACGAAAAGCAAGGTATGGCAGTAATGTTAGAAAACCAAGCAGGACAGCTTCTTTCAGAAGCAACAACCACAAATCCAGGTGGTTCGGGCACAGCTGGTGAAAACTGGGCAGGTGTCGCACTTCCATTAGTACGTAAGGTATTCGGTTCAATCGCAAGTAAGAACTTCGTATCTGTACAACCAATGAACTTACCAGCAGGTTTGGTATTCTTCATGGATTTCAAGTATGCAAACACAGTAAACGGTAAGACCGCAGGTGGTTCACTCTATGGTACAACCAGTGGTTCAGGTACTCTTCCACGTGGTGGTTTCTACGGTGCTGGTGAATTCGCATACTCAGTAAATGATGCAACATTAACCTTAAACCCAGCAATTGCTTCAGGTTCAGCAGTAACATACAGTGATGTGAACTATAACGATTCAGTTTCAGGATCATTCGCATCATTCTTCAAGTTCGTTGTTGCAGCATCAAGTTTCTCAAACGCAGATTTCAACGCAGTCCGTTCATTCCGCGTAACAACAAACGTAGCAAACAGTGCACTTCTTCCAGAATTCACTAAGTATGACGGAACAAACGTTACATTCTTCGTAAGTGGAACATCAGCTCTTGGTTCAATGGTATCAGCTTCAGCAGTTGAATTTAGTAAGCAACCAACAGAAACCACACGTGGTGACTTTGAAGATCGTGACAATTCAACAACAAACTTGAACATTCCACAAATTGATTTGGAATTACGTTCAGAAACAATCGTAGCAAAGACTCGTAAGTTGAAGGCAGTCTGGTCACCAGAACTTGCACAAGACTTGAATGCATACCACAGTGTTGATGCAGAAGCAGAATTAACAGCAATGTTAAGTGATTACATCTCAACTGAAATCGACCTCGAAATCCTTGATATGTTAATTGCAAACGCAACAACCACAGAATACTGGTCAGCAGAAATTGCAAAGGTATACAACGGTACAAATGCATTCGTACTAAGTTCTGCATTAAACGCTCAAGCTTGGACATCAATGACCTGGTTCCAAACACTTGGTCAAAAGATGCAAAAGGTATCAAACAAGATTCACCAACTCACAATGCGTGGTGGTGCAAACTTCGCAGTATGTTCACCAACCGTTGCAACAATCTTGGAAACAATCCCAGGATTCCAAGCTGGAACCGATGGTGACAAGATGGAATTTGCAGGTGGCGTAACCAAGGTTGGTTCATTCCAAAACCGTTACACAATCTACAAGAACCCATACATGACCGAAAACGTAATGTTGATGGGCTTCCGTGGAAGTAACTTCCTCGAAACTGGTGCAGTCTATGCACCATATATCCCACTTATCATGACTCCATTGGTATACGATCCAAACAACTTCACACCACGTAGAGGCGTAATGACCCGCTACGCGAAGAAGATCGTACGTCCAGAATTCTTCGGTAAGATCTTCATCGACGGATTAGCAACTGTCTAATCTCTTGATGTAGAAGGGTAACACAATAGAAATTGGGGTGGCCGAAAGGTCACCCCTTTTTCTTTTTATATAAACTAAACTACTATTTATACTATAGAGTTTTTCCATTTATGAGATTATTATGGCAATACTAAGTGATGACCCAATTGTATATGATGGCAACCCACAAGACCCAGATGGTCTTACTCCGTTTGCATTATTTGATGACGAAACAACATTTAGAACGGATGCACCAAAAGTTGCTGATTATGTAGCAAATCGTCTTGGGTATCCTGTATTAGATGTAGAATTAATTGATAAAATGATTTATACTTGCTTTGAAGAAGCAACAATGACGTATGGTTCCCAAGTCAATCAATTTCAAGCACGGGAACATATGTTAACACTACAAGGATTATCAACAGGTAGTGTACTAACACAAAGAAATATTATTGGTTCACCAATTCCTCAATTGATTAAATTGTCTGCAAATTACGGAACGGAAGCACAATCTGGTGGAAATGTACAGATAAAGAGAGGATATATTTCTGCATCTGCATATACACAATCTTATGACCTCAAAACTTTATGGGCGGACGTATACGAAACGGGTTCAGCAATAGAAATTCGTCGTATTTACCATTACATGCCATCAGCAGTAGCACGTTATTACGACCCATTTGCAACTACGGGTCTTGGATTAACTAACTTGATGAGTGAGTTTGGATTTGACGGATTTTCACCACCAGTAACGTTCGTGATGATGCCTGCCTACGAAGATTTACTACGTATTCAAGCAATTGAAGTCAACGACTTAATTCGTAAGAGTCAATATTCATTTGAAGTTTCAAATAACGTAGTTCGATTTAGTCCAATTTTTAAAGAAGCAAGAACCGTGTATTTTGATTATGTAGTGGTCGATGATAAACAAGGAGCAGGAAAAACATTTAATACCTCACCATCACTTGTATCGGATTATTCAAATTTACCATATAGTCATATACCATATTATAGTATAAATTCTATTGGTAAAAATTGGATATTTAGATATACATTGGCACTCGCAAAAGAAACATTAGGTAGTGTTCGTGGTAAGTACGACAATGTACCTATTCCAGACCAAATCATCAAACTTGACGGTGACCTTCTTCGTCGTGAAGGTAAGGACGAACGTGAACTTCTTATTAAAGAACTTCGTGATACATTAGAACAAACTGGTATGCAAGCACAAATGAAGAAACAAGCAGAAAATGCAAAGTATATGCAAGAAATGTTTGGTAAGGTGCCTACTTTAATTTATATCGGATAATATGCCACGTTTCGTATCGCAAAAAGATTTTAATTTTTTCCAACATATCAATCGTGAACTTTTGTTTGATGTGGTGGACGTAGATGTTATTTTATATAAAATTGCATTAGAAACCACTGCTATCAACATTTACGGTGAATCCACGGAAAAGGCACGTTATACTGGTGTCGAATTAAAAGCATTGGTGAAATATCCAAAAGTACAACCAGAAACTAGAGATGGATTTGGTGTGGATGTAACGCAAAATGTAGAGTTTAGATTTGCACGCAAATTACTAAGAGAAGTAGAAACATATCCAGAACCAGGTGATATTGTGGAGTATAATGGGTTGTTTTATGAAATAGATATGACACAAGATTCACAATTGATTGCAGGACAACCAGAATATTCTACATCGCTGCTTTGTTTAGCACATCTAACTCGCCGTAGTGGTATTCAAATCGAAGAGGCTAACACATAATGGCTGATTATAGTAATAGAACACCAGACGAATTGGTAAAACAAGTCGTCGATAATATAAAACCAACAGAATATCAAAATCGTGGAAACGATACGAAAACAGATGTAACAGATATGCCCATTAGCATTACGCTAATGACAATTGACGAAACACTGATAAAGTATCTAACAAATAGAATTGAACCAATCGTTACTCAGGATGGAAAGTCGGTAAAAATACCTGTTATTTACGGAAATCCTGAACGTTGGAAGAGTGTTCAGAAAGATGGTGTATTACGTGATAAGTTCAATAAAATACAATTACCTATAATCATGCTCCGTAGAACTAGCATGAAAAAGAGTAAAATCAACTCATCAGTTAACAAATATTTAGAACAAGACTTCGAACCTCGTGGGTGGAATAAGTATAACCCATACGACAGATTTGCAGCCGTAAATGGAATTCGTCCTGTGAAGCAATTGGTTGCCACCATAACCCCAGACTATTTTGACCTTACTTATGAATGTATGATTTGGACAGAATATGTCGAACAAATGAATAAAGTGGTTGAACAAGTATCATTTGAAGATGACGAATACTGGGGTGAACGTGGGCAATATAAGTTTTATACAAATATAAAAGAATATAAAATGGACACAGTGTTACCTAATGTCCAAGATAGATTAGTTAGAACTACCTTTACCCTTAACGTCAACGCATATCTATTACCAGAGAAAATGTTGGATAAATACAGTAAAACTATGCGAACTACCCAACAACGATTTTCTACCAAAAAAATCGTTAGTTTTACTGAGATAGAAGAGGGTTAAAAGTAATGTTTGACAAAAATAATCTATATTTATAATACGAGTATAAATGTCTATAAATAAGGAGGTTTTATGAGTGAAGTAAGAAAAATAACAGATGAGGAATTATCGTCTGTTAAAAGTTTGCGTGACGAAATCGTTGGTGTTATTTCTAGTGTCGGTCAGTTAAAGTTGACACATGATTTAATGGAAGAAGATTTAACAACAGTCAAATCACGATTAAACGAACAAACATCGAAGTATAAAGAATTGCTCGGCAAAGAAAAACAGCTGATTGACGAGCTTTTACAAAAATATGGAATGGGTTCTTTGGATGTTGAAACTGGTGTATTTACCCCTGAAAAATAAGTAATATTGGAGATTCCGTATGGCAGAACGCATTGTTAGTCCTGGCGTTTTCACACAAGAACGTGACCTTAGTTTCCTAGAACAAGGGGTCGGTGAAATTGCTGGTGCTTTTATTGGTCCAACACCAAAAGGACCAGCATTTATCCCAACTGTAGTAACCAGCCCAAGTGATTTTGAAGCTAAGTTTGGTATACCTGATGGTAAGTCATTTTTAGGTGCTACTGTAAAGAACTATCTTCGTGAATCAGGACAAGCAACAGTTGTTCGTGTTCTTGGATTGGATGGATACAGTAATGTAAACCACACACCAGTAATTATCAAAGCAAACGGAACTAGTGGTTCGTTTGTTTATGCACTTTTGCATCCTACTGTTTCTGGTAGTGATATTACCGCAGCAAGTGGTAGTGGTACATCAAGTAATTTTACAATCGCATTAAACACAGCAGGCGGATTGTTCACAGGATCATCGTTGTCCTCTACGTCAACCGCTGGTGAATATATTGGTAATTTCTTTGGATTCGGAACAACAGGAACAAAGGGTGGATACATTTATGGAATATTCCCAGAAGCAATTACTAGTGGTGGTGCATCGGTATCATTGTCAGCAGAAGTAAATTCTGACGCATTGTTCTTGACGGGTAGTACCTTCGGAACATATAAGTTTGCATCAACACCTTTTGTTCAATCACAAACATTAGGTGGTATAAATCAAAACTTATTTAAAGTTCACACATTAAGTGATGGTACATCTGCAAATAAGCAAGTTAAAGTTTCTATCGTAGGACCAAAGAAGGCATTAATTGCTGGTGACTACGGTACATTTACACTTCAAGTTCGTGATTTTAATGATACTGATGCAGCACCAAGCGTATTAGAACAATACGACAATTTATCATTAAATCCAAGTGATGCAAATTATATCGCACGTAGAATTGGTAACAGTGCTCCAGTAGAAGATGCAAATGGTGAACGTTACTTCCAAGGTGATTTCCAAAATAACTCAAAGTATATTCGTGTTGAAACGGCAGACGGATCAGAAAATGTATCAACCGATGCACTACCATTTGGATTTGCAGCATTAGGATCACCAATTGGAACTTCAGGATCAGCACTTCCAGCACCAACATATACTATTTCTACATGGATTTCTGGTAGTACACGTGGTTATAGTACAACCGCTACACAAAATACAAATGAATATTACGGATATCAATTCTCAGATGTTCCAAATACAAATACATCATTCTTAGCACCGCTTCCAAGTGGTTCAGTAAGTGTTGGTTCTAAATTTAGTCTTGAAAACTTAGCATCAAACGAATTATACGAACCAGGTACAGGAGACCCTTATACAGTAGCAGAATATCTTAACGGGGAAGCACCTTCATTAGCATCATACTTGAAGTTTACTGTTCCATTCCAAGGTGGGTTTGATGGGTTAAATCCAGCTCGTGAAATCAAAATGTATGATGGTATCACATCAACCAATACCCAAGGATTTGATTTAAGTAATTCAACAACCGCTGGTTCACGTGCATTTAAGAAAGCACTTGATGCAATTTCAAATCCTGATTCATTTGATATTAATTTGTTAGTATTACCTGGTGTTGTATACTCACAACATTCTTATATCGCAAATTATGCAAAGGATGTTTGTGAAACACGTGGTGACTGCTTCTATATTATGGACATTGTAGGAGCAACTGATACAATTACTACAGCAATCAATACAGCAGCATTACTTGATAGTAATTATGCAGCAGCATACTATCCTTGGATAAGAGTGTTGGACACAGATACAAATAAGTTTGTATTTGTCCCACCATCAGCAGTTCTCCCAGAAGTATATGCATATAGTGATAACGCAGCAGCAGAATGGTTTGCACCAGCAGGTTTAAATCGCGGTGGAATTCCAGGAGCAGCAGGAGTTAAGACTCGTTTGGCTCAAGCAGACCGTGATGCATTATACGAAGGTAAGGTTAACCCAATTGCACAGTTTCCAGGACAAGGTATCTGTGTATGGGGACAAAAGACACTTCAACGCCGCTCATCAGCACTTGACCGTGTAAACGTTCGTCGTCTCCTTATTACTGTCAAGAAGTTTATCGCAAGTTCGGCACGTTTCCTCGTATTCGAACAAAATGTTGAAGCAACTCGTCGTCGTTTCCTCAACATCGTAAATCCATTCTTGGCAAATGTCCAAGAACGTTCAGGTCTATACGCATTCCGTGTTATTATGGACGAAACCAATAACACCCCAGACGTAATCGACCGTAATCTATTGGTTGGTCAATTGTATCTCCAACCAACAAAAACAGCTGAATTCATTAAGTTAGAATTCAATATTCTCCCAACGGGTGCAGTATTCCCAGGAGCATAATCGGTTATATTTTTGGATTATAGACTATTTATAAGAAATCTGTTAGGAGATACAAATGGCAAATAATATCGTAGCCGAAAATGAAATTTTCTTTACGGCGTTCGAACCAAAGGTTAAAAATCGCTTTTTAATGTTAATTGAAGGCATACCAGCTTACATCGTAAGAAAGGTTAGCCGTCCAGAAATTCGTCAAGATACTATTAAGGTTCCACACATCAACACTGTTCGTTTCGTTAAGGGTGTTTCTGTATGGCAACCAATAACCTTGACTCTTTACGATCCTGTTGTACCATCAGGCGCACAAGCAGTGATGGAATGGGTTCGTCTCCACCACGAATCAGTAACAGGTCGTGACGGATACGCAGAATTCTACAAAAAGGATTTAACCCTTCAAGTATTAGGCCCAGTAGGTGACAAGGTGGAAGAATGGATTATCAAGGGAGCACAAATTACACGTGCAACATTTGGTGATCTCGAATGGTCGGATGCCAGTGATAACGTAGCAATTGAATTAGAAATTCAACCAGACTACTGCGTATTGAACTACTAATCCAAAAAAATTAGGATGTATTTATCCCCTTCGTGACGCAGGTATTTTATACCCACGAAGGGGATTTTTACTTATAAAATCTATTTGTAATGATATAAATGATACTTATATAGAGGTGTAGAATTTATTTAACTTGGATATGTAATATGCCACAACTAACAGAATTACGAGTAGGACAAGGTGAAACATTTGAGGTACTCGTAACGTTATTACAAACTGTATCTGGCACACCGTTGGATATCACCCATTATAATATCACTGGTCAAATACGAGAAAACTATACCACAGACGAAATTGCTACATCATTTAATGTAGCAAAAGTATTACCCCATACATCGGGTAGTTTACGTATTACATTAGATGAAAATCAAACATCCAATCTTACACAACGTAGATATGTGTATGATATTTTAATTAGTAGTGGCTCGGGCACACCAGTCAATCGTCGTATTTTAGAAGGACCACTCAACGTTAGTCCAGCTGCAACGAGATAAAAGATGAGCTTACCAGATATTACTGTTGTTATACAAAAACCAGACGTAGTTGTTAGAAACTTAGGAGGGTCGGGGTCATTTTTAAATGTCGCTGATTCCGCAGTAAGTTCTTCTTATGCGTTAACCGCAAGTTTTGCATTAAATGCACAAGCAGGTGGTGGAGGTGGTGGAACAGGGTCAACAGGGCCAACTGGTCCAACTGGACCACGTGGTTCTACAGGTGTTGCAGGTTCTCCAGGTGGTGCAACAGGACCAACAGGTGTCACGGGACCAACAGGCGTTACAGGACCAACAGGTGCAAGTGGCCCAACTGGTGCAACTGGTGCACAAGGTACCACAGGACCAACTGGTGCACAAGGTAACCAAGGCACCACAGGCCCAACTGGTATTACAGGTCCAACTGGTGCAAGTGGCCCAACAGGTAGTACAGGTGTCCAAGGTACTACAGGCCCAACTGGAGCAAGCGGTCCTATAGGCCCAAGTGGTGTCACTGGTAGCACTGGACCACAAGGAACTACAGGTCCAACAGGTCCTGAAGGTCCAACTGGAGCAACAGGTATACAAGGTATACAAGGTTTAACAGGTCCGTCAGGCCCAACAGGTAGCACAGGCCCAATTGGTGAAACAGGGCCACAAGGTATCACAGGACCATCAGGTCCAACAGGCCCAACAGGACCAAGTGGACCAACAGGTATTACAGGTGATACAGGTGCAACAGGCCTACAAGGTACCACTGGTTCAACGGGTGTCACAGGACCAACAGGTGCAACAGGTCCACAAGGCACAACGGGACCAACAGGTGTTACAGGACCAACAGGTGCAACAGGTCCAATCGGTCCTGGATTAAATATTAGTGGTAGTTTACCAGATACGGGCAGCCTTCCTCCATCGGCGCCAACTGGTTCAGCATATATTATTGGAAAAGATTTATGGGTATATAATGGAACTTCGTGGAATGACGTTGGTGACGTATTAGGACCATCTGGTTCTACTGGTCCAACAGGTCCACAAGGAACCACAGGCCCTACTGGACCAACTGGTGTCCAAGGTGTTACGGGTTCAACAGGACCAACAGGTATAGAAGGTCCAACAGGTAGCACAGGCCCAATAGGACCGCAAGGCGTTACAGGTAGTACAGGACCAACAGGTATCACAGGCCCTACTGGTCCTGAGGGTTCAACAGGCCCAACAGGCAGCACAGGCCCAACAGGCACTACAGGGCCTACAGGTATAGAAGGCCCACAAGGTGTTACAGGTAGTACAGGGCCTACAGGTATAACAGGCCCAACAGGCCCACAAGGTACCACAGGCCCTACTGGACCACAAGGTACCACAGGTCCAACAGGTGTGCAAGGTATAACAGGCCCAACAGGTCCAACAGGCAGCACAGGTCCAACTGGTCCTGAAGGATCAACAGGTCCAACAGGTAGTACAGGTCCAACAGGTCCAACAGGCAGCACAGGTCCAACAGGTGTTACAGGACCAACAGGTATAGAAGGACCATCAGGACCAACAGGTAGTACAGGTCCAACAGGTGTCACGGGACCAACAGGCGTTACAGGACCAACAGGCGTTACAGGACCAACAGGTGTTACAGGTTCAACTGGACCACAAGGCACCACAGGTCCAACTGGTGCTACTGGTTTACCTGGTGATATTTATTCTACCGTAAGTAGTACATCACTTTCAATTGGTACTGGTAGTAAGACACTTACTGTTGCAACTGGACTAGCGTACAGTATTGGTCAATCTATTATTATTGCATTTGATGATAGTAATAAAATGGAAGGTACGGTTACCTCCTATAATAGTGGTACAGGTCAATTAGTTGCAAATATCACCACAGCAACGGGTTCGGGAACATATGCATCGTGGCAAGTAAGTTTGGCAGGTGCAGCAGGTCCACAAGGTGCAACAGGTCCTGCAGGTCCAAATATAGCAGGATTGGTTAGTAGTTCAGCACAATACCCAGGATGGGTCACCAGTTCTTCACAAATCGACTATAACGCAATTACTAATAAATTGAGTGGTGTAATATCATCCTCAGCACAATTTAATGCATTAATTGGTACTTCTGCATCATTCGCAACTACCGCAAGTGCAGCAACTAGTATAACCTTTATTCCATCAACAGCATCATTTGCGACCACATCTTCATTTGCATTAAACGCTGGATCTGGAGTTGGATTTCCATTCAGTGGGTCTGCAATTATTACTGGTTCATTACGATTAATTAATGACGGTGATATTGGTGGAATTACTGGTTCATTATTAGGAACTGCAAGCTTAGCAACATCGGCATTAACTGCAAATTTAGTAAGTAGTTCTACCCAAGTTAAGGCATTCCTTCCAGCAGATACCGTATCAAGTTCGGCACAATATCCAGGATGGGTCACCGCATCGTCACAAATCGTGGTGCAAAATACCACTGGTATCGGTGCATTAGCAACCACGGGTTCAAATACATTTGTTGGTAATCAAGTAATTAGTGGTTCATTGACCACCACCGCAGGAGTCAATGTCGGTGGTCATATTATACCAACGGCTGACCAACAATATGATTTAGGTAGTGCAAGTAATAAGTTTAGAAGCATTTACTTATCGGGTTCTACCATTTATCTTGGCGACAAGGCAGTAAGTATTGTTAATGGAGCATTAGCAGTAATTCCGTCAGGATCAGACCCAGCAACCGCATCACCAGGACCACTTACTGGTTCTCTTACGGGTTCATTACTTGGTAACGCAACTACAGCAACTACAGCATCATTTGCAACTACTGCAAGTGCTGCAACTAGTATTACATTTACACCAACAACCGCGTCGTTTGCAACTACTGCATCATTTGCATTAAACGCTGGTCAAAATATTCCTGATGGTACAGTAAGTTCTTCGGCACAATACCCAGGATGGGTCACCGCATCAAGTCAAATTGATTACAACTCAATACAAAATAAATTAACAGGTGTTATTAGTAGTTCAACACAATTTAATCAGCTATCAAATACTTCCGCATCATTCGCAACTACTGCAAGCGCTGCAACTAGTATTACATTTACACCAGCAACAGCATCATTCGCAGTAACAGCAAGTTACGTTGCAGGTGCAGCAAGTGATTGGAATTCACTAGCAAACAAACCATTAGATATAGTCAGTAGTTCCACACAAGTTAAGGCATTTTTACCTGATGGAACGGTATCCGCATCAGCACAATATCCAGGATGGGTCACAGCATCAAGTCAAATTGATTATAACAATATTACTAATAAACTAACGGGTGTTGTCAGTAGCTCTTCGCAAGTCAAACCACTACTTCCAGACGGAACAATTAGTTCATCAGCACAGTATCCTGGATGGGTAACCGCATCAAGTCAAATTGACTATAACTCTATCACAAATAAGTTAAGTGGTGTAGTTTCATCATCAACACAAATACTACCACTGTTACCAGCAGACACCATATCAAGTTCTGGTCAAGTTCAACTGAATGCTATCACTGGTGTTACCTTTAGTAATTCTTCATTTTACTTCCCAAATAACTTACGTGTAGAAGGAACATTAACTGCTCAAGAAATTAATACGGAATATGTATCATCTTCTGTAATTTATGAAAGTGGTTCAACCAAGTTTGGTGACACAAATGACGATGTGATGAGCGTCACGGGTTCTATTCGTGTCTTAGGTGGAAATATTAGTGGGTCATTTATTGGATTAGTTTCGCAATCCGCACAAATTGATTACGATTCAATACAAAATAAATTATCTGGTGTAGTCAGTAGTTCTACACAAGTTCAACCATTGTTACCTGGTGGAACCTTATCCGCATCAGCTCAATATCCAGGATGGGTGACCGCATCAAGTCAAATTGATTATAATAATATTCAAAATAAATTAACTGGTACGGTATCATCATCTGCACAAGTTCAACCATTATTACCTGGTGGTACTGTAAGTTCATCCACCCAATATCCAGGATGGGTCACAGCATCAAGTCAAATTGATATTACCGCAACTACTGGATACTCAACCTTTAGTTCTTCTATCGCAACCAAGAATGACTTACAAGATGTATCAATTAACGCACTGAACGCAGCAACAAGTTCATATGCAATCAATTCAACAATTCAATCACAACTTGCAGGTGTCCCATCAAGTAGTGCACAAGTCAAGGCATATCTACCAGATGGTTCAGTATCTTCATCAGCACAATATCCTGGTTGGGTTACAAGTTCAACACAAGTTGTTTGGTCATCTGTAAATTATAACGCAGGTATTGTCTCATCTTCGGCACAAGTAGCACCATTACTACCAGCAAGTACAGTATCATCGTCGGCACAAGTTAAAGCATTATTACCTGGTGGTTCTGTATCCGCATCTGCACAATATCCAGGATGGGTCACATCGTCTGCACAAATTGTTTGGTCATCAGTAAATTACAACGCTGGAATAGTCAGTAGTTCTGCACAAGTAGTAGTACAAAATACTACTGGTATTGGTGCGTTAGCAACCACTGGTTCAAATACATTTGTTGGTAATCAAGTAATTAGTGGTTCGTTAACCACGACCGCAGACACAATGACCTTCAATGGGTCAATGGCAGTATCGGGTGCACTTAGTATTACTGGTAGTGTAAATGTATTAAATGGTGGATTTACTGGTTCATTAACAGGTAGTGCAACCACCGCAACATCTGCATCATTCGCAACAACAGCAAGTGCAGCAACTAGTATAACATTTATACCAGCAACATCATCATTCGCAAC